TCAGCCTGAGGGATGCGCTGCGTAGCAACACCCTTGCCAATTTTAGGGAACTTAACGGTTGAGCCTTCGACGCCCGAGCGTTCGCGGATGAGACCGGCAAGGGCGCGTTGGCCCTGATATGCCTGCTTAACTTCCGCGTCGAACAGGGTAACAAAGGCGCTCGAAATCTGAAGCGACATTTGTTTGCCTCCTGAGAGAGTGACGATTTGGGTTCGGCGCGACAGTTCTCCCGCGAAGGGCTGTCAGCTTGGACTTTAAGGTGTCCCGACCTGAAGATGTCCGGTCCGTTAGGATTGTCGAACGGCGAGAATATATACCCCGCCGTTCGTATTAGTCAAATAGTCGCCAGATGGTTACTGGTTAAATGCTTTGGCGAACATATTTTCTACTTCTCTGGTGAAGCGCATATCCTTGCCATAGCGCGGATCACCGACCATTGCATACAGGTCTTCTTTAGATGGCTGGCCCTCGCTGACAACCGTAGCGTCAACAGGGATACCCATCTCACCAGATGCTTGCCGAATCTTATTCATGGCCGAGACAAAAGCTGCCGAGCCAGACGCCTTAACGATGGCATCCGTTTCAGATTGCGTCAGGACCGTGCGCGATAGTTTGGTCAGCCATTGATTATTGGCCTTCAAAATATCATTCGCCTTTGGCCCCAGCTTCTTTAACTCAGCCTCACGATTAACCGCGATCTCTTCAAAGGCGGCTCCGACTTCTTCCATATAAAGCTTTGCCATCTCATCGAAGGCTTCTTGCGAAACCCCAAGGTCTCTGGCTTTGCTCACATACTTCTGAAGCAGATCATCCTTTTCATCGACACCGGCAGATTTGAATACGCCAATATCATACTTGCCATCAGCGGGGGCCTTGTGCTTCCCCTGCGACATCTTGGTTCGCAACTCTTGATAGCTGCGGGCCATCTTTTCAACATCAGGACCTTCATCATCAGACCAGAATTGCTCAGGCCAGTAATCAGGCCGGACCCATTCTTCTGTGTCCTGATCTTCTGCTTTAGCGGGTTCTTGCCCTTCTAGGTGCGGGATTGCGACCTGTTCATGGTTTGCTTCGGCTTCGGGTTCAACACCCAACAGGCCCCGGTTTTCCTCGGTTCCTTCGGTAGCACCCTCAGAACCTTGGGCCGGAGTTGTCTGTTCTTCTGCCATTATGTCCTCGCGCGTTTAATCCGCTCTTCGATCATCCGAACAATCGAGTTCTGCCCTTCACGAGCAAACCCATGCGAAGCGTCTTCGCCGGGGAACCAAGATGGCTGCTCGATGGTGCGGCTGCGGAGGTCCATCAATACTTTCTGACCCTCCGGCGATGTGAACAAGTGAGCGTACAACTTATCCATATCGGCTTGCTTATCCGCCTGACCCGTAAGAGGGACGGCGAAATCACGAATCACATCCCATTCACTCATTGGATAGCTCCCATAAGTGCGGCTTCATTGCCCATCTGCATCTGGGCATTTGCATCTGGCGGTGCGGCTGCGGCTTGCTGCGCCATCGCTGCTTGCTGGGCCATCTCAGCCATCTGAGTCATAATCTGTTGCCGCTCTTCTTGCGTAGTCAACAGACTTGCCGGAACGCCAAGGCGCTGGGCAATGAAGTCGATGATGTTGTCTTTCTTCAGAGCGATCTGCGCTTCTGGTCCCATCATCTGCACGACTTGCATGAACTGAAGCACATCGTTTACTTCGTCCATGTTTTGCGCCTGAGCCAGCGGGCTGACCGGAACAACCTTGACCTGTTGACCATCGACTTTGAGCGGCATAACAATTAAGCCTTGCTCATCCATGATAAACAGGATGCGACGCACAATCGGGATCATGGCTTCGGTAATCAAGCGGCCAAAGGCGCTGCCAAGATTTTGGGACAGTTCCTTCATGCGCTGCACAATCTCAGTGGCAGAGCGAGCCGACATATTGTCAGGCGGTAGCGTATCGTCGAGCAGCACCTTCTTGACGTTCATACGCAAGTCTTGGATCACGATTTGCGATACGTTGAAGTCTGCGGCCTTCGGCAATGGCATGAGAGATGGGCCAGTTGGGCCACCGTTACGCGCCACCGGAATGATTGCACCCGGCTGGATGCGGACAGTCTGTGGATTCAGAACACCATCATCGGCTGCGGTATAGACGCCAGCAATCGCCAAGCTTGCGTTCTTCAGCAACAGCTCAAGCGTTTTGTTCAGTGTCTTAACGTCAGGCATTGCTGAGATCAGCGGGCCACGGCCATAGACTTCTCCAGCCACCTTCATGTAGCGGGCGACGATCCATGGGCTAATGGTCATCGTGCGATAGACCAACTCGCTTTTGCTCTTCTCATGGATCACATGATAGCAATACTTGCCCATGTCTTTGTTATAGACAGTGGCTTCCAGCAACTCGACATCATCGGTTGGCTTACGAGCGATCTGAGCCTTTAGGTCCGGTGGAATCTTAGCATCAACCCATTGACGGTCGATCACTTCGCCTTTGACGCGCAACTTGCGATAGACGTTATCAACCGTGCCATGCGGGCCTTCTTCCAGCGCCACGAGATATTGAGGCACAGGCGTAAAGCGGATTGGGGTAATCTCATCACCCGGCTGGATTAGCATGACGGCAGTGCCGACAGACAAGTCTAGCAAGAACTCCGACATCGCTAGGTCGAAGTTTGTCTGCCGCATGATGTTGAACATCTGCTCATTGTAGGCGTCCAGAATGATCTGGGTTTGCCCACGGCGATCTTGTGGAATCTCATTGCCAGCCTGAAGGCGGCACCATGAACGATAGGGCGGGAACAGACCGGACTGAATCCGGTTAGCGAATCGTTGGGTAGAGTCGATGGCGGTGGAGTCAAAGACGCGCTGCATCTTCTTTTGACCCGGCGTTCCGCCTTCGTAGTAGCCATCGTAAAGATTGCGCTGCGGGAGTGCGTATTCGTAGCACTCCTCATAAATCGTGCGCCATTCGTCCTTCCGCGCGTTAGCCAGCGAAGAACGCTTAATGATGTCTTCGACTTTCATACGCGCCATGATTTTTCCTTACTTGCCTTTGGTCTGCTTCTGGGCTTTGCCAGCCTTCGACAGAGCGATTGCGATAGCTTGTTTCTGCGGTTTGCCAGCCTTCATCTCAGTGCGGATGTTGGCAGAGATTGTCTTTTGGGATGATCCAGATTTGAGCGGCATTACTTCTTCCCCTTCTTTTCGTTAGAATCGCCAATCTTAATCTCAACTTTGATGAGAGACATTTCCTTTTCAGATTCAGGATATTCTTCTTCCTGCATCTTCTTAGCTTTCATCATCTTCATCATTTTACGCTTCGCCATCATGGGGAAGTCGTCTTCTTCGTCTTCATAATCCATTGGCATCATTTTTTGCCTTTCATCGCAGCGCGAATGTTATCGACCATGTTTGGATATGGGCGACCAGCCTTCTCAGCCATCTTTTTTGCCGACTCTTTCTGAGCTGGCGATAGCTTCTTGCTGGGGCCAAGGCCCTTCGGACGCGGCTTATCCCATACTTCAGGCATGTTCAGTCCTTCATATTCTTGAGACGTTCGGAGAGACGCTTGGCTTTTGCCTTGGCGTCAGCGGTAGAGCTTGCGCCCCATGCCCGTAAAGACAATAGCTTCCGAGTTGGTCTGCCCTTATCGTCATAGTCTGGGCCGGGATTGCCAGCCATACGCGCTAAGAAGCTGGCTTTGCGACCAAGGTCTTCACGGCCTTTCGGCGCACCTTTGACCGGAGCCTTTAGGTCAGCGCCTTCTGTGCGCTTGAAGTATGCGCGTCCTGCCGCATTAAGACCGCCTTCAGGATTCTGATACTTCTTCGCAACCATTAGCCGAGCCTTGTTCCGCTGCCGAGTGTCGAAGATAGACCAGCCTCAGGGGTTGCACGCTCTGCACTTAAGAGTGCGCCACCACCACGCAAGGCGCGGATGCGGCCATACTTTGACTTGGCAACCTTGGCCTTTTCTTGATCGACAGCTTGTTCCTGTTTCTGGACAACCTGTTCCTGTTTGGCGACGGTCTGTTGCTGGACCTGAACAGAACGCTCTTGGGCGGCAGCTTGCTGTTGATACTGAGCCTGTTGCTGTTGTTCAGCCGCCGCGGCTGCGGCCATCTTGCGAGCCGAAGCTTCAGGCTTGAACCATTTCTTGAAGATGCTCACCGGGTAACTCCGAGGGTATCTTGTGTTGGAGCAAGGCCCATCTCAGCATTTGTGCGTTCAGTGCTAAGAAGAGCGCGGGCTCCGCCACGGCTATAAGCACGGCGGCGAGACGTAAGCTGCTTTGTCTTCTCAGTCTCTTGCGCTTCAGTGCGGGCTTCTTGCTTGGCAAGAAGAGCCTCTTGTTTCTTAGCGGCTTCCTCTTGCATCTTCAGGCCCTTCTCTTGCAGGGCAAGCTGCTGGTTCATCTGTGCGCTGGTGTCAGGCACCTTCGGCTTCTTGAACATACCGCCCATTATCTGATCCTCGCATAAAACACGCAGTCGCGCCCGTCAGGTGTATATTTGCGGATAATGGCCTCTTCTTCGAAACCGATAGCCCGCGCCCATTTACAGGCCGAGAAATTATCACGGCGGACCACAAGCTGCAATCTCATGGGGTTAGCCACATCCTCCACGATCTTGACGGCCATACGGGAGTATTTAGTCAGAGCAATAGGATATTTCTTGGCGGTTGGCTGATCTGCCACCAGCCACATCTCATATAGATTCGGCCAAGGGCAAAAGGTTCCAAAAGATAAACCCGGCTTTCCATCCACAAGAATCGTGCATGACGGACCGTTATCAGCGTAATGCTGGACGATCTTATCGTAATCGGGGATATTCTTCATGGTCAGCGCCTGATCTTCGCTGACTTCCATAAGATGAAGATGGCCCCAATGGAACGGCACAGCCCGTGCGTTCTCTGGTAATACTTCGTTTAGTCTTTCGATCAAGTCAGAAGACATTGAAATCCATCTTGGCGACGTATGGCATCTTTGGGTTATGCGCCGTATGGCCTCGTGTCAGGACCCGGTATTCGCCACCGCCCAGCATGAGGTAGCCATAGGCATCGCCAACGTGGGAGTGCTCGTTCTTGTTGGGCGCATCACGGAACCTATCGGTCCCTCCACCGACACCAATTCGCTTAAAGTGGTAGCCGCCGCCAAGTGATTTGCGGACGCGGGCGCAACTGGAATCCACCAATAGACCGGGCTTGCCGTCGATTAGCCTTTGCATCGGGGCAGCGCCAGCCTCGCGGCGCACCATGAAATCGTTGCTCTGGGTAGGCTGTGCGTTCAGGCCCAACGACTTTAGATGCTGGAAAGCGGTGACTTCAAAGATGCCATCGCGGGCCAAGCCAGCCGGGTCGCCCCAGATAAAGATTTGCGCCTTGTTATACTTTTGTTGGATGTCGCCCAGTAGCATATGACCGAACCGCTCAAGTCCCATGTCGAAGGCTACGATCTCATGGATGATATTCCATCGGCCACTAGGTAGGCGCTGGCCGAAGACTGCTGCCGGGGTTAGACCAAAGTCGATACCGATATGGATGGGCAGATCGGGGCGATAGTCGATCTTGTCTTCGACCATCTGACTGTCGGAGTATTCCGGCCAGACGGCCTTGCCTTCTTGGACATAGACATATTCGCCAGCAACGTAGCACTTGATCCAGTCTAGGTTCTTGCCGCCGAGCTGTTGGTCATAGTAGCCGACCGGGAGGTTGTTGATGTTCTCCGCATCGGGGTTGATCCGCCACCATTTACCAGCAGCATGGAGAGCGCCATCATCTTCGGATAGGCACTCGATCATGCCGGGTGGCTGCTTGAAGAATGTCCACTTGAACTTGCCCTTGATGGTTTCTTTCTCAGAAAGACGGAACCACCAATGGTCAGAGTCCATCGGGTTAGTATCAGCCCAGATGCCGCGCCATGGTGCACCGCCATTGGCTTTCGTTGGATAGCGGCCTACGCGGTGGGTTAGACCTTGGATCACAGCCAGCGGCAGTTCGCGGGCTTCGTTCACCCACGCACCCGTTAATTCCAGCGATAGCAACTTGCGGACGTCTTTGGGCTGGTCGAGGGCCAGAAAGATAACTTCCGCATCCAGACCGGGGATGCCGTCTCTGGCGGGCAGCTTGAGATGATGGGTGATTGGCGGGGACCAGCGCATTGGACCCCAGATATTCTCTGGGAAAATCTCAGACCACGTTTTGATTGTGGTCGTTCTTAGCTCTGGGTAGGAGTTACGAACTACGACAAAGCGCGAATAACGTATATTGTCGATTGGGCTAGGCGGCTGCTTAATAGCACGCAGTATAACCTCTGCCGCACACGCATAGCTCTTGCCAGAGCCCACCGGGCCAAGCAGACCACGGAAGAAGGAGTCATCATTCAGGAAACTCCAGACTGTGGGGCTACGAGAGAAATCAAAGTTCAGGCTACCGAGGGCTTCGTGATCGACATCTTTCTTTCGAGCGGTCGCGCCTTTAGCTCGCATCGTCCTCTTCTTTCACTTCGTATGTTGTCACCGGAGAGCCGGGGCCATGCAGATTGATGCCAATGATGGATGGCCGGTTGGTATCGTCTGTGGCTTCCATAAGGCCATGATGCTTCGCCAGCAATCTTAGCGCGGCGATCTTGTCGTGCATTTCCACTTCGATTGAGTTCTGCCCATCTTTATTCGGCGTGACCTTAACCTTTTTAATGGCTCTCCGAACATGGTCCGGCAGCTGGTCTGTCGCGGTCAGATAGACATTCCCCGCCGAGTCCCATTGAAGCACATCAGTAATCTTCGACCCACCCAACAGCTCCAGCTCACCCAGAACCGCTTGGCGCTTGTTATCATCTTGGGAGGTTAACTCCCGTCTCATCTTCCGAACATTTCTCATTCAGCCACCAAATAACACTAATACTAATTTGTCTCTACGTAGTTTTACCATCTTGACAAGTTTTCTGATTCGGTCAAAAGAGGGGGGAGGGGGGGAGTTCAGAGCAAGCAATAATTATTAAGACTCTGCCCCAACAGCACAGACATTACCAAGCAAGCACCCAAGTCGCTGCCGAACGGGTTGCTGCACCCAGTCACCGGATTTCAGAAAAAAGTTTAGTGAGACCCCCCGACCAGTAGGCATGGGGTGGGGGGCCGGGTATGCCCTGATTCTGGCGTGCCTAGGCATATGTTCCTAGGACTGTGACCCTATGTAGCCCATGATCTGAGTGATCCTGCTTGGGATTGCTTTCCTATGAGACCGATAGGACTGGATGCCTAGTTGCAGTGCAGCATCGAGTGATCTGCCATTCAGGTTATCGAGCAGGGTTGGCGCGTCTTGAATTGCCAGTGATTCATCAGCAAAAGAACCAAGCTTTGAAAGCTCACGATTCCACGCAGCAGCAACACCCTTTAAAACCCTGTCGGTATAGGTGGTCTGTGGTTCGGTGGTTGCTGGCTTGATTGTCTCAGCGTCATGGGATTTATCCTCGCCTAAATTGTATTGGTGAGCGTCTTTCAAATCCTCGTATTTCGGTAGCGGCTCATTCCCGCGCCATAGGACTTGGTAACGATTGGTGAGCCATTTTGACTTCTGACCGGGCCAGTATTCGCCTTTGAGCACTCTGATATATCCATGTCTTTCCAAGCGTTTGAGCCCATCCATGATGCCCTGCTTTCCAATGCCGGTGAATCGCTCAATGGTCTTTTGAGTCGGCCAGCAAACACCAGCTTGGTTGGTATAGAGCCCTAGTGCCGCAAGTATCTTGATATCATTCGGGCTTAGCCTCTTATCTGAGACGAATCTGGCTGGCATGACGCTCCAATTCCGTAAGTCTAGGGGTTCTCCGTCTTTTTTATTCTCTTGATCTTTCAGTGACTTAGCCATGATTTACGTCCTTTCCTGCATTTTTTTGTGACGTATCTGTTGACAAGATTGTTTCTTGTGCTACATTCCTGTTTACAAGCTGCAATCAAGCAGCACAACAGAGGAAGCCTAATCATGCGTAATGTGCACAAAGAAGTATCTGACAAGATTCTTGCCGCGATGGAATCCGGCACCCTGCCATGGATCAAGCCATGGTCAAGCCAAGGCAGTGGCACAATGCCCCGCAACGCCATAACAGGTAGAGCCTATTCTGGTGCTAACATTCCACTGCTATGGATTGCTGCCGATGAGAAGGGTTATGCCAGCAATCGCTGGCTTACCTATAAACAAGCTCAGGAAGCTGGTGGCAATGTTCGCAAGGGTGAGAAATCCACCAGCATCATTTATGCTTCAACCTTTGAACGTGAGAATGACAAGGGTGAGAAGGATCGGATTCCGTTTCTCAAAACCTTTGCTGTCTTTGCCGTTGAGCAGTGTGACGGCCTCGATCACTTACAAGAGAAGCCAGCAATCATTAACCAACAAGAACGCAATGATGCTTGTGAGGCTTTCATAAAGACAACAGGCGCAAGCATTGCCCATGCTGGTGGCAGAGCTTACTACCAGCACAAGGCAGATAGCATCACTCTGCCGCCCTATGAAAGCTTCACCGATGCTGGTGGCTACTATGCCACTGCCTTGCATGAACTGGTGCACTGGACGGGGCATGAAACGCGCTGCAATCGTCAATTCGGCAAGCGCTTCGGTGACAATGCCTATGCGGCAGAAGAACTGGTGGCAGAGCTTGGGGCAGCTTTTATGTGTGCTGAGTTTGGATTCGATGCCGTCACGCAACATGCTGCCTATGTTCAAAACTGGATCGCTCTTTTGAAATCCGATTCTAGAGCTTTCATCACAGCAGCAAGCAAAGCCAGCGTCTCTGTCGAGTTCCTACGGGGCTTGGCAATTAAAGAGGACCAGCTTGCCGCCTAAGAATGGGGCGGGGCTAGCCCCCGCTCTTTCAACGTCCACCATAAAAGAGGAAAGAGCCAATGTCCTATTCAACAGAAACAATCATCAGCAGTAAGAGGCAGGATGCTATTGAGCCATTCAAGCCCCGATTCCAATTCTATTTTGTGGATCAGCCTCAATTCGCCACCTATGAAAGACGCGGAAAGCTTGCTGCAATGCTGAAATCTTATCGCAGTCAGCCGAATTTATACACAGTTCGCAAGATTGGATTGCATAGCTATTTGATACGCTGCAAACGTAGCAGCGTGATCGCTTGCATAGGGGTGTAAACCATGACTGTTCCTTATAGCCTATGGGTTGCCCTATTCTATGCCCTAGCAGGGGCAATCATTCTCGAAAACCTGATCCCATAAAAGAGGAAACCTGATCCATGTTTAGCATCACATACGAAATTGTAACCCATGAAAGCGCAGAGTATGGGGAGGCAGAAGAAGAAGGATTTGAACATGAAAGCTTGAGCCTGAGAGAAGCTTTCGACGTTATGCGCTGGCATGGCAATGCGCTTCAAGCCGATAGCTATCCTCTCTCGCTGCAATACCCCCCTCGCTGGCTGTCATGGGAGGGTGAACAGGATTTTTCGACCGGAGCCTATACCTACCGGAGCTTACACCTGCCGGACAGTCTCACTGCGTCAACTAAACTGCGAATTGCACGCCTGTTCGGCCTTAAAATTTAATCAAGGGGGGCAATTAATCATGCGAAACCTAGACGCAATCATCAATCAACTAGCCAATGAACAGCAGCGAACGTCTCACCTATTGAAAGACGACATAGCCGCAATCAAAAAAGAGGCTCAGCTATTCTTCGACAAGCAAGCGAGGGAAGCTGACGCCTATCTGGCCCTGTTATGCACACGCTTTGATGATCTGCTGAGCCGCATAGATAACGGCTATCCACAAGGCCAGCTTGAAGACATTGGCCCTGTCCCCGCTATTGTGCAGCGCCGCACCCTGTCGGATGAAGAGCGGGAGACAATCCTAAAAAAGCTTGACGGGGCTTCCCATGATCCATGACGAAGACGTTTGGCCACTCTTAGGCATGGCCCTGTTCTATGTGCTTTGCTTGGCAGGGTTCGGGTTTTTGTGGCTCACCTTTGAGCCGTGATTCGGGGGGCGCTTTGCCCCCCTGTTTTATTCCTTCAACGTCCGCTCTCAATACAAGCCACAAGGACGGCCAAGATTCTGCCCCGCTACTAGGGTAGCACTCACCCTCGCCAAGCCTATCAGCGCCCCGCCCCAGCGAATCTGAGAGCCATTGTTTCAACGTCCGTCACATTTCCTTCGACTTGCCGAGAGTCTTTAGTAGCTCATCGAATCGAGCCGCCATCTTAGCCCGGTGTTCGGGTGGCATTTCCGGCGAGGGCGGAGGTGGTGGCGGTGGTGGCCTATAACTAGGAACAAACGAGGGCTTCGGTGTTGCTTCAACGTCCGCCCATCTCTCCGAGTTTAGCCATGTTGCCGGGTGCGGGATAAACTTCGGGTCATCCGGCCAGCGGTATTTCTGGACTGCCGAAACAATAGCTTCAACGTCCGCCTTTTTTACTGCCGACCGCCAAGCCTTGGCCGCTGCACCCTTGGCAACCTTCCTTGGATAAGCCTTCCAAAAATCATCAAAGCCAGCGAGCGGAGCGGAGCGGCTATTATTATTTTTATTATGGATATGGTTCTGGTTCTGGTTATCATTGCTTCGGCTTTGCATCGGCAATGCATTTGCATCGTCTGACTCTAATGATTTCAATGACTTAGCTTCTGGCTCAGCGTTCCATCTTTTCTGCGCTGAGCGTCTCATCTTTTCAGTTTTCTCTGCGACTTTGTGCAACTCAGCATCAATCCGCTGGTGCTTACCATCGGTAAAGAACTCCATGACTGTCTCGCCATGGCGGTTCCATTCCTTGGTTGTCATGCGAGCGATCCGCGCCAACTTCACCGGGTCAGAGGGGATGCCACCCGTCCGCCAGTAGTGCGCGATCAATAGCAAATAGCCGCCGTGTTCGATGGCTGTTAGATGTTGAGTGTCACCTAGATAATCGCCCCAATAAATGGGCATATAAGGTGCAGACATATCGAGCCTCCTATTGCAGCGGAGGCAATCGACGGCTATAGTCTGCCCGTTGAAAGCCAACGCCCTGATCGTTGGTCACCGGGTCAGCAAGGTTTTGTTCCTTTCCTTGCTGGCCCATTTCTTTTTTAGTCCTGATTTTCGCACAGTTCAAGACTTGAAACTGCGATCACCGTCTTGCTGACCTCACCATAGACCCGCCGCACCCACAGCTCAGCCACTTGGCTATCGTCTTCAAAGACGACACCGTTCAACGCATCACCCACCAGCTTGGCGATGTTATCTAGGTCTGGCTTCTTGGCGACCGGCAGGCTTTTCTCAATCATCCACTCACGTCTGCGCTTTGGTGTGGACTTCGGCGGCTCTATCACCATGAAGATATTCAGCGACACGGGACCAGTTAACAGGTCTCGACCAGCCATCGCCACACTCGCCAGCCTGGTGATCCCAGCCTCAGCATCGCGGGTTTCTTTGGGGGTATAGACATGGCCGGAGCGGGTCAGCCTTGGCCTTTGCTTGCCGCGCACTGCGCCATCAATAACAATCTTAATCATGGCTCACCTCAAAAAAGAACCCAGCACGGGGGGTGCCGGGTCCAGTTTGTGGGAGGGAGAGGAGCCCTACAACCAAGATCATAGCTCATTGCTTTCCCCGAATCCAGAGCCACATCAAATCTTCTGCATCCCAGTTCACGCCCTGCTTCTTGCAACTATCAAGAACCCTAGGCCACAGCTTCACTGGCAGCTTGTTCCTGTAGGCTGCTTGGCGTAACCCTACAAAGGACACGCCCCACTCTTCAGCGCATTGGCGGATACCACCCAGCGCCACCAATAATTCACTCGCGTTCATCGCTTACCTCATGGTCTAACTTTTTTTGTCATAAGCTCAAACATTCCTGTTGACAATGCGCTTGCCCTACAAATATGTTGATAAACGTCACAACCGGGAGAGGAACCCATGACAGACTTTAGCAATCTACTTGGCGCGATGTTGGCCGGACAAGCTGCATCATTCGCTAGGCAAGACCGGACTAAATCTATTGGCGGCAGCGATGCCATGCGAATCATGGCTGGCGATTGGCACACGCTCTATCTTGAGAAGACAGGACAGGCCACCGCCGAAGACCTGAGCAATGTCTTTAAGGTGCAGCTCGGTATCTATACTGAACCCTTCCACCGCGAATGGTTCGCTAAGCAAACAGGCTGGCATGTCAGCTCAGGTGATGGCCCGATCCAGCATCAAGACCACCCTTGGATGACAGCTAATCTGGATGGCTGGATTCGGGAGCAAAAAACTTTTGTCGAATTGAAGCACACCCGCAATGGGGCATCGGCATGGGACAAGGCCCGGTTCTATATGCCGCAACTTCAGCACTACATGGCGGTTGCCAATACTGAGTTCTGTTTCTTCTCAATCATCTGCGGCAATGACGAGCCTCGCTTTGTCGAAGTCGAGCGCGACCCTGAGTATATCGAGAACCTAGTAAAGATGGAGCAAGCCTTCTGGTGGCATGTCACCAACAAGGATGAGCCGGAGCATATCCCACAGGGGGAGCTAAACCGCATCGCCAAAGAGGGCGAGGCAATCAAGGTTGATGGTCTGCGAATCGCTGACATGACCAAGGACAATCTCTGGACCGATGCTGCCGCTCGCTTCATTGCCAACCAGCAAGCCGCCAAGGACTTCGACACAGCCAAGGATGATCTCCGCTCGCTCATCGGTGATGATGTCGGTGAGGCTTACGGTCATGGCATCACGGCCAAGCGAGACAAGCGCGGTCGCGTCACCATTAAGACAGCCAAGGAGTAAGCCCCATGCTGCACCGCATGACTGACCCAGAGACCAGCCGCATCGCTGCCGCACTGGTCAAACCTAAGCTGAAGAAACTGCAAGCCGATGTTTTGCGCTATGCCCAAAGCCGCAAGCTAGGGTTCACTGATCTTGATCTGATCGACCACTTCAATTCCACAGTATCCACCTACCGGACACGGCGCGGTGAGCTGGTGAATCTCGGATTGATCGAATCGACAGGTAAGACAACCGTGCAAAAGGGCAGACCGCATACTGTCTGGCGCTGCACAAAGGAGGGATTCGATGCCCAAGTTGATCCAGCATAATGAAGCTTTGAATATGCTAGAGGAACTAGCCCAGTTAGCGATCATCCGGTCAAGCGACATTGTTCTTCTCAAGCGAGCCGATCAAATCCTGAGTGCCATTGAAGAGCATGACATTCAGCTAGGGCAGGACACGGATGATGATGAAGCTGCCAACGATAACGATGGCCTAGACCCAGAAGATTACCAACAATACGGAGAGTTCAATGAGTGAGACCCGCAACATTCACCAGCGCATTGCCGCCGCGATGCAAAAGGTGACGTATATCCAGAAGGAAAAGAAACAGGGGATGCGCTACAGCATTGTCAGCCATGATGCTGTGACCGCCAAGGTGCGCCCTGTCCTATTGGCCGAAGGGGTGATCTATTATCCGGTCAACCTGACAAACGGACAGACTGGCAACCGGACTGACTGCACGATGGTCATCCGCTTTGCCAACATCGACAACCCGGCAGACTTCATTGATGTGCCATCCTTTGGCTATGGCATTGACGATCAGGACAAGGGACCGGGAAAGGCCATGTCCTATGCCGTGAAGTATGCACTTCTCAAGGCACTTGGCTTGGAGTCTGGCGATGATCCAGATGAAGATCAGAACGTGGTGTTTAATAACCCAGTCGTGGTTGCACTAGAGACAGCCATCGGTCTGGCCGAAGATGTCGCTGGCATGGATCATGTCGGTGAAGAGATCAAGAAACAATCACCCAGCCTGAGCAATGTTGAACTGGCAAAGTTGCGCCAGATGTTCGCCGCTCGCCGCAAAGAAATCACCAGCAAGGAGTAAGACTATGACCTGTAAAGTTATCATGATCGGCAACATGGGCCGTGATCCAGAGATCAAGACCACGAACAACGGCAAAAAATTCGCACGGTTTTCTATCGGCGTTGGTAAATATGCCAACAAAGAAAAGACAACACTCTGGATGGACATCGTTGTTTGGAATGAAAGGCTGGCCGAAGTCATCCAGTCATTTGCCACCAAGGGGACCAAGGTCTATGTCGACGGCACACTAGAGCGCCGCACCTATTCCAAGGATGGCGTCGAGAAGGTGACTTATGAAGTCCATGTGCCAGCCTATAACGGCGACATCCAGTTGCTGACACGCAATGAAAAGAATGAATCGGCACCAGAACCAGCCGACGATTCAATGCCATTCTGAGGATATGACAATGAAAGTTGTAGAGTTGCCGAAGCTGCCAAAGGTTAGCGATGTTGCGAAGGCGACCAGCGTAGTGATGGATGTCCCACTCAGCGAAATCTATGGCGACGGGCGAACCCAGATATTCGTCCGCGCCAGATGGGTCATCTCTTATATTGCACGGCGATCTCTGTTGAAGTCATACCCGGTCATCGGGAACTGCATCAACAGAGACCATACAACGGTGCTGCATGGTGTTCGGTCTCTTCAGAAGATGATCGACGGAGGGGATCAGAAGATGTCCGACATCGTTAATCAGGTAAAGCAGATGGTTGGGATACCCGGCGATGAGGCTTTGCTTGAGTCGATCAAGCGATGGGAGAAGAGGGCCACCGCTCATACCAATCCTATGCTGCGGTCGTTCGCTTCAACGATCCATCGAGACATTCTAAACAGCACAGAAAAATCACATGAGGTTTAAGATGAGCAAGATGAGTGAGCTATCCTACGATCTACAGCAAGCGGCTATGATTATTGCGGATCATAACTACGATCTGCGGGAGGAGAACAAGCGGCTCAGGCATGAGATCGTAGAGTTGAAGGCTACGCTTCAGCGCATGACCATCCGTGCCATGGCTAATGAGCGCAACAAGATCGTGAGGGGGGAACAGTGAACAGAGAGAAGCACGCTTTCTTTACCGCAATGGAGCGGATGCAAGGCGAGTCCCGTGACAGGTTTAAGTCTGACCATGAGCATCGCAAACGCTGGCTTCTTAAAAGCATGAGCGGTGGCTTTGGCCGCAACCAGCAGACAAGACCGAAGACGGTAACGCTGCCAAAGATGAGTTGGGATAATGACTGACATTGTTGAACGGCTGCGGCTATTCGTTCCGCACTGCGAAGACCCAAACGATTACTTAGAAGACGAACTGTTGTTCTTAAAAGCCGCCGACGAGATAGAGCGGCTGCGTGAGGCGCTGCGGTATTACGCAAAGAACCATTATCCCGACATAGATGCGGGGCCGTGGGGGCCAAACAGCAATGATTGGGGTGATGTTGCCCGCGCCGCGCTTGGG